TTTTTTTGTCAACTATTCAGCGAATTAATAAGCAATACAATAACCTTCTCAATGCAGAATCAGGAGATGGGGAAAAAGGTAGTGGATTTATGGCAAGGTGGGGGTGGGTATTTAGCACTAAGCAAGTTGCAGACTTCCAAAACATCACAGTCAATGCAGCCTATGATCTCAGGGTGATTGAGTACTTGAATACCCTAGCATATTTGAAGGATTATAACAAGGATAAAGAAGCGCAGTACAAGAAATGGCAGTTGCAACAGAAACTCAAGTAGCAGACCTAGTGATAGGAGGAAGGAAACTCAAGCCTAGTGAATACATAGCTAAGGTAGAAGGTACACTTGTGGCAAATGTCAAGAACGCTATGGAGAAGCTAGGGATCAATCTAGTAGATAACCTAGCCAAATACTCACCTGCGGATCAGGGCAAATTAGCTTCCTCTTTTTCAGTAATTGGAGTAAGCGAAACAAGGACAGGATACAGGCTTGAAATCAAAGTAGGGGTAGACTATGCCGACTACATAGATAAGGGTGTGAGGGGTATTCAAAACAAGCGAAAGACCTACAAGAATGAGGAAGGTAGATACTATCAATTCAAAACCTATGGGATGCCTTTGGAAGCCTTGAAACAATTGGAAGGATGGATGCAAAGAAAGAACATTGAGATAGATGCTAGTAACCTAAGAATAAAATCAGGAGATGAAAGCATGGAAGGTAGAAATGTACTTCCACAGATCTCAACTAGTGCAAAAAGACTAGCATACTACATCAAAAAATATGGTATTGAAGGAAGGCAATTCATTAAGAAATCAATTGATGAAGCTACCCCTGAATTCAATGTCGATATCCAAACCATTGGAAGCGATTCACTCATTTTAAAAATAAGCAAATGATAACACTCACCCAACCTAGCATAAATATCCTACCTGCATTTAACAGGATTAACTACAGCATAAGCAGCACGAACTCAGAAGAGATAGGCTTCAAGTATGTGGTGAAGGTATACAATGCAGCAAATGAACTTGTGACTACTGCCTACTATGATAGTCCTGCTGATGCAGGAGATCCTGTAGAATTTGATGTCTCTAAGTATGTCTCTGTAGATTTCAACTATTCCAAGGGATTCTATGAGACTGCAAATTCATCTAGTTCTACCAATGTGATCAAGGGCTTCTACCTGAAGTGCTATGAGTACTATGAAGTAGGTGGGGAGTTCGTGATAGTTTTGGCTAGTGAAGTAGTGAGTTCTACTAAGTATGCTTTTGCAGGTGCTTTGCCTTTGCTAGAATTAAAAAATTGGTATGCAAATCAGGCACAATATTGGGGATCTAGCAATACTGTCTACAAGCCTTTATCAGATTGGACTACTATCAAAGTAAGGGAATCAGATTCACAGATCATATCCTTCATCAATACGGGGCTTTTGACAAACTGCGAACTACTAGTCACCTACACAAACGCTACTACAGCAACCTACTATATCACACCTTCGGCAGTAGCTACTACAAGTGTGACCTATTTCAAGATCACTCCCATGACATACGGATCAAATGTAGAATCAATTCAGTTATTTGTGAATTGGAATAACGGATCTGCAAGGCGGTACAAATTTGCCACCCTATTCACCCAATCCTGTGGAAAGTATGATCCTATGCGAATAGCCTACTTGAATAAGTTTGGGGCTTTTGATTTCTTCAACTTTGACCTAGTGAATAAGACTAGTTTTCAAATTGAAAAGAAGGGATATGAAAGAAACTATTCAGGGGATATCTATGAGGCTGATGGGATCGTGGTCAAAAATATCAATCCGATCTACTACACAAATGAAACACAGAATTGGAAGATCATTTCAGACTATCTAACAGATGCACAGGCGGAACTACTTAGGGAACTACATTCTTCCCCTTTGGTCTTCTTGAATGTGGTGAATGATAACTATATCACCCCTTCATGGATTCCTGTCAAGCCTATGCCTACTAGCTATGAGATCAAGAAGACTGCTTCTGATAAGGTATTCAATATTGAACTAGATGTGGAACTTCAACTTTCTAACCCAAGACAGGTGATATGAGTGCAAGACTATTTGTAGAAGGAATTGAGGCTGATACCCTAGGTGATATAGATGTAGAATTCACTTTCTCTGTGGCTGATGTTAGC